CCCGCGGCCGCATCCCCTCCACGCCCTTGCGCTTGACCTCGAAGTAGATCGACAACATGCTCTCGTTGCCGAGCGGGTGCGGCTGGATGATATACACGCGGTCGGCCCGCAGGGCATAGAGGACGTTCCAGAGTTCGCCGTAGACTATCGAGGCGTTGTCGTTGCGCCGCTTGCCGCGGGCCTGCTCCTCGGCCCGGAAGCGCTCGATCTTGAGGTCGGTGAGCTTGTTCTTGGCGTACTGGTTGTATGCGAACCACGCGGCGATTATCGTCCCTATCGCACTGATTATCGCAGGAATGTACTCGATCATTTTAGTTGTATATTTTGTGTACCAGCAAATGAAAACTCTGATTTACGTAGGGATGTGAGGTAGTCGATCCCCATCCCCTGAATACAATTGTAAGGGTACTGTCGTCTACGAAATGGGCGTACCATTGCACTGCCTGTGCGGATACCGCCGTGGAGTTGTAAAATGGTGTCACCTGCACGATTGAGTTGGCCGAGTTAATGAACAGATTGCTGGGAATCTTGAACTTGTAATATCCGACCTGCGGGTTCTCCACTGTAGAGAAACCTCCCAGCATGATACCCATACTCGAACCGGCTGATGACTGGCGGGCCTCGATCGATGCGTAGGCGACTATATTGATTTCAGTACGAATGGTCTCCATGTAGTTGCCCGTGAATGTCCTGAAGTCCAATGAATCCTCGCAGCACACCCATAGGCAGGTCGTGGTGTTGTATGGCACTGCGACAAAACGAACGATTCCGGGATTCAGCGGCGCGTATGCTATCATTCTGACATTCGCCGTTGCCGTGGTGCCTCGGACCGCCGGGTGCCACATGTACGAAGACTGCACGGTCAGTGCCGATGCCTTACGCGGAAACAGAATGACCACTTCCGCCCCTACATAATTGATGCTTGTAGGCAGGATGAGATAATTCGTTTTGGTGGCATCGAGGCCCTCGGATGTCAGATAGAAGTGATCGCTTACCTGATAGCGCACATACGACGTGGTGGACGAATTGAGGGTCGTGTTTCCAGGAATCGGCACGAACTGCGTCCGCAGGAATCCGGAGAAGGTACCTCCCGTGGCATACAGCTCGTCTGTATCTATGCGACCGCTCGACCATATTCTGGTCTTAGCGCTTGCCGCCTGCTGAGCAGTCTTTGCTCCGAAGAAGGCCATGAGCGTGCCGTAGGAGGAATGAGAGAGGCCCGCGGCATTGAGAGCATCAACACCGCCTCCATATAGACCGGCTACGACCGACGCATCGGCCGCTGTGCCGTTCTTGACACCGAGCAACTGTGATAGGACGGCTCCGTCGCTATCGAGGAGATTGTCGGGAAATACGGTTTTCAGATACGACAGATCGTCTATCTGTGTCTGGATGTCGTCCAGTGCGGGAGACCATGCGGTCATTTTTGTCCCTACCTCCAGCTGTGCGCCGCAGATGTATGCTGCGCTACCGACCACAACCCTCCATTGCACGATCTTGCTGTCGGACGGTTTTACCGATGATAGGGTGCGGAACGTGACGAAATATCGTTTCCATGACGTGGACAGTATCGTCATGTAATATGTGTCCGATCCAGTGTGTCCGACCTCGGTCCCACCATTGGACGCAATGATTTCGGCGTTTACCGACGGATAACAGTAGGTCAGTACTTTGGCATTGTTTACAGATCCTTTGGCCCAGAAACTCAGCGTGTACACGGTATTCGGTTCGAGCGATATGCCGCTCTGCTGCCGGGCGAGGATATATGACGCTGTTGTGGAGGTGGCGTCGGTATACACTACCGAAAAATCTCTGTATTTGTCGGTCTGCACTTTACCCGAACCGCCCCATCCGGTCGTGAAGTCCAATGTATTGCGCAGTATGTTCACTCCGCCGACCTGCACGTCGTCCAGCTTTTTCTGCGTAACTGCGTCAGCGACGGCCTTTTCGGCAAGATAATATGCCGAGAACAACTCCGCGAGCGCCTGCCTATTGAAGTCAGGCGTATTGGTGTCTTCGTACAGCTCCCACACATCCAATTGCGACTGTAGATTGCCTATGGCCGTTCTCAGCTGCCCGGTCGAGGCGCTCGGCAACCTTACCTCTTGGGCTGCTTCCATGGTGTAGGAGAACGAACCTCCGTATCCGGCCAAAACATTGGATACAGTATCAGCCACTCCCGAAATATTCTCCCACTGTGAGCGAATGGCGTGTTTTTCAGTCACGTCAAATACAGTGTCGTCGTTCATCGCATCGATGGCTTTGCGCGTGAAGTCTATGCGCTCCTGCAAATCCTCCGGGGCTTCCATCCATGCCGCCATGGGCAGATTGCCCTTGACGAGCGATACTTTGTCGAACCGCACATGCTGACCGGCTCCCGATCCCGTTTCCCCTGTCGACAGGACAAGGAATGCGGCCATCGCCGTCGACAGATTCTTTTTTACCCGGAATACATGTGTCGCTGATCCGCCTGTATTGATTACTGCCGGCTCAGCGATATCGGCCCCCAGTCGGTTTTGAAGTGATATCCGGCAACCGGTCGAGGTGCCTGCAATTACTTCGATGTTTTCGACTGCTAATGCGAGTTCCGATCCGGCATCGACTGTTGCTGTCAGAGTCGCCACATAGTCTTTCCCATCAGCCGTTATCGATGCGGATCGGCGGATGAGATTGCGAGCGGACGAACTGATTGCGGCGATGGATTCCTTGATCGCGCCGTCTACGAACTTTGTGGTGTTGTCGGCATCTTCCCAATCGGAAGCAGTGAAAGAGCCTGTCTGTCGACCGCGCACACATCGTTTTATTCTGCCGCTTTCGCCCGGCGCCCACAGATCGCCGGGATCGTACGGCGGAACGGGTGCCGTAATGAATATGCGTCGTTTGCCGTCCGCTGTGTCCTGTGCCCGACCGGCCATCGCTACTGCCTTGGCCACAGCAGTGTCCGCAACTTCCACCCATGAGTAATTGCCGTTCGACTTTGTCCACCGCCACATCCGGCCTGTTTCGGTATTTGTGAACGTGTCGTTCAGATGCTTTTCTTTCTCCGATGCGGTTGTCCAAGCAGAGGCAGGTGCATTCGATGCGGTTGGATCATACGACAGGAACCACGCTTCGATCTGGCCGTCAATCTGTGATTGCAATAAAGACAGTTCTTCCGGCAGGGTATTGTCGATGAAATCTTGTGCCGATTGGATATTACGCAATGCCTCTTCTGCCGTGCTTTTGGCTTCGTTGGCCTTGCCCTCCGCATTCTGCGCCGCACCAAGTGCCGACGTAGCGTTCTTGTCTGCGTTCGCCGCAGCATTGGCTGCATCCGAGGCTGTCTGCTTCGCTGTCGCCGCGTCCTCTTTGGCTTTGTTGGCCGTGCCTTCTGCATTCTGCGCCGCACCAAGTGCCGACGTAGCGTTCTTGTCTGCGTTCGCCGCAGCATCGGCTGCATCCGAGGCCGCCTGCTTCGCTGTCGCCGCATCTTCTTTGGCTTTGCTGGCCGTCTGGCCTGCCTCTGTGATTTGTTGTTGCTTGTTGTCCCATTCAGAGAAGTTCTCCAGCCCAGAACTTCCGGAGGAGAGTTTTATGTTACCGGAGATTATGCCATGTAGCAGGTCGATGGACAGCTTGCCGTTCGAGGATACGATACTGTCAGTGGTCAAACGGCCCGGCAGTATTTCCGTGAATCCGTAGAGCGATATATAGCTTCGCTCCCCGTTGAACTCACTGTTCAGTATCCCCATCAGCAGATGATAGTAGCCGGTGGAGCTTGACATGGCAATTGCTGTCTCGCTGAGAAGGAATGTGCCCGTTTTGGCGGTGCGGCTTACTTTGGCGTATAGATAGTATCTCTTGCTACCGTCATTCAGGACTGCAGATTCGAACAGCGGGAGCGTCCAGAACCGATATTCGCCGGTACTGTGACTGTCGGATAATGAAGCGATGCCGAGCGTCATGTGCTGAATCACACCTGCCGGTACGGAAAGTACTTTCCGTGCAGCGTCGTACACAACGTTATGTACAACGGGCGTCGGATTCGCCGCGCTATTCACGAATCGGAATTGCAGACTTTCATCGCCCACGAGCATCATCATCGTCTGTACTGCCAGAGGGTTGACGGAGTTCGTGAAATTGTCGAGCATCGAAGCTTCCAGCATCTCTATCGTTTCCTTGGCGTCACGATAGCGGCGTTTGGTGAACTGCAAAGCCTCTTTATGGAGGGTATCCATAACAACCTCGTTGCTCTCGATTTTTCGCAAGTCGCTCGATACCGACCGCCCAACGGTGGAGTTTGACAGTTCGATTTCAGGGCTGTGGGGATTGTTGATGTAGTCCTTTATCCCGATAATCCTAACGGAAACGCCCTCCGGCTGGAACCGTTCGTCGGAGAATTGAACGAACCCGCCCAATTTTATCCTGCCGCTTATGTTGAGCCAATCTTTTTTTGCCCATATTCCGTCCAGCTCGCCCGTGAACGTGAATTTCTGTTCCTCGTTATCATACAGATATTTCACGCTCTGCCGGAACATATCCCATGATGCTCCGGTCTTTGTGGCGTTGTCGCAGATGTACGCTGCGGGCAGCATACAATGAAAGACGGCATAAGTATCGCCGACTCTTGGGATATAGTTGCTGCCTGGCATTGTCTGCCCGTCGATTTCTTGCGGTACAATTTCAAACCGGCGGGCTGCTTTCCCTCCGGTGGCATTGTGGATATACTTTGCCTCGAATTCTTTTCCAGCCAACATTCCCGTCTGTGGAATGATAGTCAGTGTTTCACCCGCTATCAGACAATCCTCGAAGTTCAACGAGTCGGGGATGCTGTTATCCACGATGTCGTAAAAATGCTTCCCTGCATCGACCACCGTAACGGCACTTATCGTCCCGACACGGGAGGGGTATATTTCCGAGCAATCGAGGCTATCTTCAGCCTGTGATGACAATGCCTTATCCGCTCGGCGGATAGAGAACCCGTCGGCGTCCGTTTTATAGGTTCGAGCCTTGCTGCTGTTAAATTCGGGTTCACCCTCAAAGTGTTCCCCGTCGAATCGGATTGTTTGGCTTTTGGGTAACAACAGCTCGGAACTCCCATATTGGCTGGCGTCAATGTTTTGTTCCCCGCCTTGAACGTACAGAATTTCGATAGGAGTGGAATCTTCATAGTTGGAGCGTCCGATGCCGGGTTTAAAGCCGTTCCCCTTACCATACGATAACGGTAACGGGTTGTCCCGGTTATACTCGACTTTTAATAACGACACCTGCTTACCGACAAATTCGTACTCCGTTTCCCATTCATCAGCCATTTGGGATAGTGCGTCAATGCAATACGCATGATTGTACGATATGGTCTTTTCGGGGGCGTCGATGCACCGGCCGATAGTCCAACCGCTGTCACGCTGGTTCATATTATCCACGAACATTTGCAGGTGTTCGATAGGTTTGGCCGTCAGCGGAAATTTCAGCCGTCTATCTACGGGGTTCATAAATTTCCATTTGCTCGCCTTTGCCTGTGGCGAATCGAATACGACGGTGTACTCGAAATAGCGGCTGTGTTTCATCGTCAGGCTTTCGGGCTTTTCGAGCGTATAGGTCTCGTTCTCATAAACACAATACGCCCCGATAGGTATTTCGACGTGTTCTGCCAGCGAGAAGTAGAGCGTTAGATTATGGTCGCCCTTTATAGCTCTATAACGGTAGCTGTTGTCATCAACCTGTATGTCGAGTATTTCGGTGTTGTTGAGGAAAATCTTCATGAGAAATGGACTATTCCTTTGTTTTATAATTAGGAACAACGGCTGCTGCCTTTGGTGTAATGAGTTTAATTATACTCGGAAAGAGGTGAAAACAAGCGTAATGGAAAACTTCAACCAAATTTTCCCTGACGCATAGAACTCAGATACGGAACAACTTTTATAGTAGCATGAGTAATGCTTGACTTTTGCGTCTACATAAAATCGCCGCTCGCCTGGGCGTATCAAATCGTACAGGAATGCGTCGTAATTACGCCACAATTCGGCTTGCGTCGCTGCTCGCATGAGGCAAGTTACCTTGACCTCTTTCGTCTTGAATGTAACACGTTCCCCGTCGTATATTGCGCCTCCTTGTGTCCTGATATTGCGTAGCAGGTTTTGTTTTACAGCGGGAGATTTCTCTATCTCGGATAGCGTTCCCTCCAAAACACGTATGCCATAATCCGTCAGTTTACGCCCGTCGAGTTCATAATCTCCGTAGGGAGAAACCGTGCTTGTCGGAGCTGTATATGTGTAACCGTCTAGCGGAAAGTCATCGGCGAGCCGCAGTGTAATGAAGCCGAGGTATGGAACGGTATCGAGATTCGTATGTGATACCATGCGGAGCCGGTATGTTCGCCCGATTTCCTTGAAATTGAACGTGTGGTAGGCTTTGTCCGACAACAACTCTATGAAGCCTCCAAAACGGTAATTTTCACCCGTAAACACGAACTTCATGGCAAATTCTTTGGTGTCCAATACCGGGGCGGATAAATCAGCCTCAATGCCGTCCTCTTCCTGCCAATCGTTGCTCTTGACCGATTTGAGGCTGGGGTATGCGATTAACTCATTATACCCGTCCTCCTGCACGAAAACACCGTATTCCGTGAAAGCGTCTTTCCCGTCTATATAAAACTGATCTGTCATATAATATAATCTCTTCGACAAAGGTATAAAATGATTACAATACAATCATGCTCATTCCGATAGAATTTCTTTCGATTATTCAAAGCGCAATGGATGAATTATTAGTATTAATACAAAAATTCCCGTAAAGTCAGAAACCTTACGGGAATTTTGTTTTAATTGTCATGATGGTTAATGTGCAGTGAATGAGAATATTTATAATCTTTGTTTTGCTTTGACACAAATTCAGAAGCAATAACTACATATTTCCTTGATGGACTCCGGTTATTACTATCTCACCTTCTATGTACCCGAATCCCAATTCTTTAATTTTTACAAGTGTATTTTGGGGTAAAACATATACTTGCTCTGATGCAATCATTGCTTTCAAAGCATCTTCATCCTTGCGGGCGCAAATTATGTTCTCAATTTTATGCCTTTTAATGCCATATCGTCCACACTATGTCGTAACGAATTAAGCCCCGAACACACCTCCGAAATGTCATCGCCCATAGCGTGCAGCCTGTCTGTGTTCGTTTCGATACCTGCGAGGTGTTCAAGCATTCGTGCGCTGTTAGCGACAAGGATGTTCGTGCCCTCCCGAATACCAAAAACATTGGCGTCAATGGTTTGCAGTCTGTCGGTGTTTGTTTCGATCCGTGAAAAGTCATGCATTTGACTTGCTACTATGCTGTTCACTGCTTCACGAATGTCGAATGTGTGACTTTGTATAGCAGTAAATCGCCCGTTAAGTTCATCGACGGCATCCTGTGAAGCGGTGGCAATGCCTTTTGTTGTGGCTTCACGTCCCGTATCGTCAGGCTGGAAAATGTCGATACCCTTTGCTGCTGCCATATCCTGATACAATTTCATCAGGTAGTTAGCATTTTTCTGTTGCGATAATGCCTCGTCCGTTAAATTGGAAAGTATGCCCGCATATCGTGCAAATTTTTCATTGTCGGATAAATTACCGTTTTTCATTATCTCCAACATCTGCTCCTGTGCTTTTTCCATAATAGGGGCAAGCGTAACGGAGTAAATCATCTGCTGTGCAAGGTCTTCCAGCATTTGGGATACAGATTTAGAGAATGCCTCTGCCGCATCCGAACCGTTCTTGAACGCATCTACAAGTGCATCAGACATAATATTGCCGAGTTCTCCGAAAATGCCGCTCAAATAATCCCGCACCTCCTGCATCGCTTCCTCGTATTGTTCGTACAAGTCAATCATATTTTGGAGGGCATTTTTGTCCTCGTCGGACATCTTGCGAGTATTGATAATGGATTGGGCGAGTTCCTTGTTAAATTCGCCGTTTGCTTTTATCAAATCGGGATATACGGATAGAACGCTGCTGTATAAATCTTTTCCTTTTCCCCAGCCGAAAAGCCCCGTTTTCTTGTGGCCGGTCACGATTTCAATGTCGGCAAGTCCGGCATATATCTGTTTCAGCGTGGATTGTGCGTCTTTAATGCCGAATAGAGATAGAAAATTATAATGTCTACTTTGGGCTCTCTTTCGGGCGTCAGTTCCGGCCATAGCTTTGTTGAGGTCTGCAAGTGCTTGCTTATACACCTCGATAGCTTGCATAGCTTTGCCGTATTCGTCGCTGCCGAATATCGTACTTCCTTTTTCGTATAATAGGTTCTGTTCTAATAAAAGGAGATTATATTCCCTCTGTAGCGCTATTTGCGAGTTCATCACAGCAGCGATGGCTTCTCTGTGGCGTTCTGCTGCCTGGCGGGCCATTGAGAAAATAGACGATATGCCGGACACTACGCTCGTTATTCCTCCGAGTATATCGCCAGTCATAATCTGTCCGACACCTGCGGCTGCGGTTCCGATTCCGGTAAGTGTGTCAGTTAGAATACTGATATTTTCGCCTATGCTGCTATCTCCGAAAATGTTGCTCAGGTCATCACCGAATTGTTTTACGTGCGGGGCAATCGTAGAAACGGCGTTGCCTATGTTCATTATTCCGGCTCCGATATTGTCTTTGCCTCCGGCCTTGATTTGGTCGATTGCATCGTTAATATCGTTGGCAAATTGTTTGAACGGGCTTTTAGAGCCTATTTCGCCTTTGAGCCGTTTAATAGCATCTTGTATTTTCTTAATCGCCTCCGGCGACCCTTTCAGCGATTTTAATTGCTCATCGGTAAAACCTAACGGGATTTCCGTATCGTCTTTGCCTTGCAGGTAATTGAGCAGCGATTCCGTCTCGGAGATAATATCCTCGATTTGCGAAACGGACTTTTGGGAGGCATCCTCGAACAATCTTATCCATAGGTCGCTTTCCTCCATCATCGACTGTGCGAGGGCGGTTAAGGCTTCATCCCGACGCTTCTCGGCTACTTCGGCAGCCTCGTTTTCTCCGGCTTCACGTAGCTGTGTAATCTTGCCGTTATATTCTTCGACAATGTCGGCTCGTTGCTGTTCGTATGTGCGGAATTGTTGTAAGAGTGCATCCAATTCCTCCTGCTGCTTTTTCGTCTGTTCGGATATGGCATTGTCGGTATCGAAAGCTGCTTGCAGGTTGGCGGCGTCGATTAAGTCCTGGAAAATCGAGCCGTCGAAACTTTCGGTATCCCGCCCGCTGTCCGTCCATGCCTTTAACGCCTCTCCTCTCGTTTTTTCGATAGCGGTGATAGTTTGCTGTCGGTCGAACTCGATTAGAGCTATTTTATCCTTTATTTTATTCCGTTGTAATAGAATTTCATCGGATGCAAGTTGCTCGTTAGCCGCAAGTATGATTTTTTCGTACTCGCCGAATGCCGTTGCTGCATCGTTTGAATTTGCTTCGACTTTTTTAGGGTCAATACCTAGCAAAGTATTGAGCTTATTTTGAGCGTCTACAAGTTGCTTTTCTTTGGCTTCAATAGCCTGTGCAAAGTCGGGAATGTCATTGCCTTGCCCGGCTCGCAGAGCATTCAACTCTTCATTTAGAGTTGATACGAGCAACTGTGCTTCTTCAACCTGCTCGGAGAAACTTTTAAATTTTGTCGTTTCACCACCGGAGGTTTTAGGGCTCATAATGTCGGTATATGTGGAACTGAATTTCTCAAAATCGGATTCAGCGTTAGTGAGTACGCCTTGAAGTCTTTGGATTGATTTTCCGAGGACATCCACATCGTTTACATCCAAACCGCCAACACGATTGATAATATCGATATCGGATTCTCCACCTGCTTCGTCTCCTGCACGGAAAGCCTCTTTCCATGCATCAACGTTCGCATAGTTGTTCTTGGCTTGAGCAGCCCGAAAAGCATCATATATTTTTTCTATGCTGAAATACTTTCCATTCTTAACATCGTCAAGTATTTGGTCCACATAAGCGGTAAATCGGGCTTGCTGTTCCGGCGTGTCCAGTTCTTTTGTCCAATCTCCGAGTTGGTCATAAAACTTATTCGTGGCATTGGCAAGGTCTTCGATAGGTTTTTTCAAAAAACTGTCTTTTGACTTTGCTATCTGAAAATCAATAAGCGATTTTTTGGCCTCAATATAAGCATTTGATATATCTTCGACGGTCGATTGCTCCGAAAGTAAATTAGATAAGTATTGTCCGTAATCGGAGTTAAATTGATCTATGGCCTTGTTCCGTTCTTCCGAACCTTGTTTGGCTTTATGAATAGACTTATAAACGTCGTCAAGTTTTTTTACTTCATCCTCGATGTTTTTCTTTAATTCGGCTTGTGCCTCTGCTGCTTCGTCGGTTCTTGTCCGAAACATACTGAACGCCGTTGCAGCCGCTGCAACAACGGATAGAACTAATCCCAGCGGGTTAGCCTTGACTGCCATATTGAAAAGCAACATGGCATCCTTTGCCCCTTTGACACTTTTTGTTAGAGATAAAAATGCCGATACGTTGCCCCATATAGCGGAAATTTTGTGCGCTGCGGCAACAGCCAAAACCGCAGCCTTATACGTTCCATACGTCGCAATGACCGTAAGGAGAATTTTTCCGACAGTTTCCCAATTTTCGACGAGAGAGGAAACGATGTCGAGAGAGGTCCCTATAATTCCTCCTGTGGATTGTCCAATTTTATTGAACATCTGTTCTACAGTATCCTCTATGTTGGAGATGCGTCCAGCTATCGTTGCACTTTGCGCCTCCATCAGACCACCGAATTTACTGCCCTCATTTGTTAGGTTGATAATAGCCTGTTCGACTTCGGGGAATCCGACTTTACCCTCAGTTACGAGGTCTCGCACCTTGCTTTCCGTGACACCCAATATATTTGCCAGCTCCTCGGCGATAGGAATACCACGACCGAGAAACTGATTAAGGTCTTGCGTATACATTCGCCCTTGTACCATTGTAGTGCCGTACAAATACGCAAGGTCTCCAATGGGTATAGATAAGCCTGCTGCTATATCTCCCAGTCGGATGAGAGTGTCATTTATTTTTTCAGTTTCAACACCATAGGCAAGAAGCTGTTTTGCGGCGTTCGCTATATCGGACATGCCGAAAGGTGTCGTAGCGGCTGTCTTGATGAGTTGCGACATCAGAGCGTCAGCTTCTTTCTTATTGCCTATCATCGTATTAAAGGCAATTTCGAGTTTCTGCATCTCGCCCCGAACATTAACGACCTGTGCGGCAAAATCTTTCAGTTTGGATGCTGCAAAAACTCCTACTATCGTTTTCCCGATACGGTTAAAAGCAACATCAATGTTGTTACCCTCCTGCACGGCGGTTTTGCCAATACCTTGCAGAATGTTGCGAGATTCGGCGGCATCTGCTCGCAGTTGGTTATTATCCAACCCCAAACCGTAATATAATTTACCTTTTTCGTTATTCATTACTCACCGAATAATATTGCTCGGACTTTATCCCGATTACGAGGGTCGTCCGCATTTATAACTTCATTGCCTTTGTCCGCTCCGTCCCCCTTTTTGCTCTTGTAACTCGGAAGAACTGCACCGTACATAATCATGTTGGCATAGCTCATTTCGTACAAGACATATTCGAGCGGAAGATTAAACCCTTTGACAGTCCCTGCAATTACTGCCCATATGCTGTCGTTTCGGTCTCCACTTTCTTCGTCTGTCGCAGCAGATTTATCTCGGTCAGGAAAGTGGTAAGCCCGAAAAAATCGGCAACCTGCGACCTTTGTAAGAGCCGTGCGGCCAGGTTGTGTAGTTCTCTCGGCGTGATGTCTTCCAGCAGGGATTTTGCGAGTTCGGCTTTGTGGTCGATAGTTTCCTCGACCTCCACTTGTTCGGTTTCTTTGACAAGCCCCCAAAAACGCCGCTTTTCGACCGTTTTGACCGTCTTGTGTGTTTCGGTTAAGCCCTTTGCTCCGAGTATCAGAATTGCGATGATTTCTCCTATAGGACGGCAATCCTTGCCTATGGAGAGAACCTCGTCTACGATGCGCTCTGTGTCGAGCTGCACTTTCGGCATCCGTGCGACAGCCTCCGACACCAAAATCAGTGTAGCCGCACTTGGTGGGGCGGCCTGATATATTTTGTCGCCGACCGTAATTTCCTCCGGTTGCTGGAGAATGGTTTGGGCGACCTTGCTTTCGATATTTTCCGGCATAACGTAACTTTATTTATGGCTCATTCATTCGCCGTAATTAACTTGGAGCGGGAGCTGGATTTGCACCAGCGACCTCCAACCTATGAAATTGGCGAGCTGCTATCTGCTCTATCCCGCTATGTGCGGAGGTTTAACCCCCTCCGCAGGGGTTTCGAGCGTTATGCTCCCGCCGCTTTGACATACTTTTTCAGCGTATTGCCGGTCTTCGGCTTCTTGGCGTCGAACGTGTACTTCCACAGCTTACCGTCAGCTGATGACCACGATTCCGATACCGATACAGATGCGTTGTCGATAAGGAAACCCTCGCACTCCTCGTCCTCCGGTGTCAGGCGCACGGCGTAGTTGTCGATAACCACACCGTCCTCGTCCTCGATAGGCTTCTTATCGCCTTTCTTGACGAAAATCTCCAACTCGAAGACGTACTTGTTTTTGCCCTTGCGGGTATCAACAAGGTCGCCGCCCTCCTCGGTGGCCTCTTTCTTCGTTCCCTCGGTCGTCGTCAGTTTGGCGGTGTCCTCTTTGATTTCGGGCATCTTATCCCAAGTGGCGGAGGTTTCCGGTGCGCCGTCTTTGCTTTTGGTAAACTCTACCGTCGGTTTACCCCAACTTAATACAGACATATCCTTAAATTTTAATGGTTTGTTAATCAATGTATTCGTAAGATAACTTAACCACGATGAAGTGCTGATTGATTTCAGGTTCTTCATCCGTGTAAATTGTCTGTTGCAACTTGAATCTATAATTCGATACGGCTGCTGTCAGGCTATCCACCCAATCCGCTGCGGCTGTTTCGAGCGTCTCGCAACGCTGGCCGTCTTCCACAAGAACCCCATTTTCGTAAGGGTCAATGTCCGGGACATAGATGTTTATTGTTACGACGCCTGTTTGAACCTGACCGGGGAGGCCTGCTGTGAAAATCACAATGGCATCCTCGGTTTTGGAATCTCTCGGACGGCAACCCTTGCGATACACCCGCCCCGATATGAGTGAGGGGAGAGAACTGCTTTTCAGCAACGCCAGCACATCGCTTTGTATCTGTTTCCCTGTCTTCGTCATTATCGTTTTGTAAATCCAAGTTGTTTCATAAGGCTCGGCACAAGCTGCTCGGCCAACAGTTCTGCGCTATCCAACACGTTATATCCTTTGGCTGATACATGGGCGGCATAGTTCATTCCTGCCACCACAATCAAGACAATCCCGGTTGGGAATTCTTTGACGAGCTGGCGGGCAAATGCTGTCCCGCCTTGCGCTCCCTCATTTCCACCCTTAATAGGGATAAAATCGCCCATTTGAACAATCTTACCGTCTTTGACTATCACGTAGCCGGTGGAGCTGCGGAGGTTGTGAGTATGGTCTAAATAGGAGCCGTTATTACGTGCGTTGTTTAGGCATTGCTCACCGACATAAGCAAGATTATAGACAGCTCGTTGTTCGAGCATCTGTATCTGTTCTTCGAGGTATGCATCGACCTCCGACATCGGTGTTATCTGCCTCACTCCCATATTAGACCAAAATCCGTAATTGACAAACCGCCCGCAACGGCTCTATCTCGATGACGGAAAATTCTCCGAGGATTTTTCCTCCGGTGTCCCGCAACCGTAGCATTTCAGCATTGTAGGGCTGCTCGTCTATGAGAATTTCATAGGAGGCGATTGTAAATGCCTCGTCGTTTACCTTGCCTTTGTTGCTGTATTTATTTGCCCGGTATTGGCACGGGATAGGATTACCCCAAGAAACAGACGGGGCGATAGGATAGTCCGTTTCAGGGTCTATCCCTCCGCCTGTCTTTATCTTCGTTTCGATTGTGCCGTTTGCAATGATCATAGTCTTGAACCCTTGTACCCGTAAATGGATTTCGGTTTGCAGCCCTCCTCTTGGCATTCTCCGTACAGGGCGTTTGCTCTGTTCCGGAACTGCACTCGTTGCTCGTCCGTGAAACTGTATGACTGTCCGCCCTGCGTAACGTCGGGGGCAAGTGAGAGCCATAATAGGAGGTCGGCTTGGGTGAGCTTGTATGCCGCCGTTTGCATAACCTCCTGCGTTGCCTCTGCCGTCATATCAAGCCCACGATATTCCGCTGCGTCCACGAGGGAACGCAACGGAATAGGGTAGGCATTTATGCCTTTCAGCGATTCGAGAACTGTTGCCATGACGTTTAGGCGTTACCGGCGGCCTGCGTTACTGATACCTCGACGGAGTTGCCATTCTCGTCAGTTACGGTAACTTTGCCGGTTCGTTCGGCTTCTGTGTTGGCGGTGGCCTTTACGGTTACCTTGTTGCCTGAAGAAAGTGTGGCGGATAGCCACGCTGCGTCGGCTTCAATGGTCAGCTCGGAAGCATCCACGTCGCAGTGAACATCGAACGTTTTGCTCGAACCCGATTTAGGGAACGACAAGGAAGTCGGATTGACGCTCAACCCCTCGCCGGTTGAATCAGCATGGAGGATGTAGATGCTATCCACACCGTCGATAACCGGTAAGGCCAAAGCCTGTGCGGTGGTGAACTCTTTGAGCGGGTCGGTCTTCGAGTATTTTGCCACGAGGATATGGGACCCCGATTTCTGATAGTTCACACCTGCAACGGGGTTGGTTTCCTCGGCCAGCGTGCCGTACACGAGGCGGCCTACATTTTCGCCGGGCAGACCTACGATGTTGGCCTCTGCCCAAGGCTTCATGGATACGCGGGAGCCGTCGGGCTTTTCGATTCTGAACGAGGAATCGACGATGCGGAACGTTGCGCCGTATTCGTCGGCCAATGCCTCCAACATGGTTTCCCGTGACGGAACCGTCAGCAGATTTTCGTTCGTGATGACCTGCTTGTTGTAGTTTGCTGCGAGCAGTTTCCCTTGTTTCGAGTTGCGGAACAGATTGAAATACTTTTTCGACAGCATCACGAGGGTAATCGAGTTGCCGTCCTCCTGTGCCTTGTCGAAAAGCTGCTGCACGTCGTCCTGCGGAACAGCCTCGGCTTCGCCCCATTTGGCTTTGGTCGCATGGAACGTGTTTTCGGCCTTGTAACCGAAATCGGCTCGGACGCCCGTGCCTACATTCTCCTCGTCCGGAACAAGCGTTACGCCGGTGGATAGAGCCTCTTGAAACATGATTTCCTTGCGGACATCCACGCCCTTGATTGCTTTCGGGGCATCGTCGAAAATTTTACCTACGACGGTGGTTTCGTCGGCTCCTCTTGCCCGCATCACGTTGATGTCGGAAATGGCTTTCTCGCCCTTGCTGAACTTGATACCGATTTTCGGGATAACGCCACTTGCGTTGCTGATTTTATCTCGCTTTTTCAAGGGTAGCGAGCTGTCCATAGCCACGACATCTGCGGCAACGACGGAGGTGTTCAGCTCGGTCGAACCCCAAGTGAGGTCGGCGGAGTATTCCTCCGTGAGCATCGTTTTGTGCAGCAGCTGCTCCTCCGTTTTCTTGCCGTTGATTTTCTCGGTAATCTTCCCGATTACGAGACGGAAGTACTTGTCGATGTACTCGATGAATAATGACGGATTCATAATTTATTCTCCTTTCTGTTTTAGGCGTTAAGGAACTCGATGCGGGGCAATCCCGTTTTGATTGCCGCCGTTACGGGGTACGGGCTCGCTGCGGCATTGACTTGTCCGATAGTCAGGATTGCCGCCCTCGGGTCTTTCTTCAGCACGGAGGCTTTCAGCACACCGAGGTATGAATGGCCGGCGGGCAGCGTATCATACGCTTTGGCGGTTACTCCGAGCGGCTTCACGGCTTTCGTCGTGTTGTTCTGAATCAGGATATGGCCTGACCTGATGACCTCGACATCGGCCGCCAGCCCCGACACGTCAAGGGTGCGTCCGCCGGGGACATCGCCCAAGTCGTTCACAATGACGATAGCATCCAGCCCGTCATTTACCTCAATAGAGGCTCTTTTCAAATCTGCGGTAGGCATTGACTTTGAATTTTAATGGTTTAACCTATGTTCATTCCGTCCACGACACGCTGAGCCTCCTCGTCCGTCGCCTCTTTGACGCCGCCCGTTGTGGTCTTGGTTGCGCCGCCGGTGGCCGGTCTTCCGAAAACAGCACCTCTCGCATTCGCAGTCTTGGCGAGTTCCTCTACCTCCGTACCGACCTCGGACAAAAGGGTATCGAACTCCTCGTCCGATATGTTCTTGATGTCTGTGCGGGCATAAGGCTTACGGAGGTCTTCCGGCAACTTGCCGATGATTGCATCGAATTTCTGTTTCCGGCTGGCGGTAACTTTGTCGCCCTCGATTGCGGCAAGGCGGTCGGAAAGACTTTTCTGTCCGTCGATAATTGCCTTTGCCCACGCAGGAGTATCGTTGTCTCCGTTACCGTGTTGATTGTCGGGTTCGTCGTTGTGTTCAGCAGATGCGCCCCCTTTAACCTGCTTCCCGTCTTTCAGACCGTATTTCTTCTCGTAGTTTGATACTGCGGTCTGCTGGGCTTCCGTCGCTCGGCTGTCGCCATAGCTTTCGAGAACCTGCTGGAACGTTACCCCCTCTACTGCGGTTGCAATCTGTTCCGCTGTTGTGGCAGTCTTCGCCAATTTGTCGGCTATCCTGCCCAAGATTGGGTCGCTGACCCCCGTGAATTTGGCTTTCAGCGCATCTAAAATCTCTTTTCTCATACCGTCCAAAATTAACTGGTTAGTTTGCTTGTGGCAAATATACTCAAAATTGGATGGTGATTATTAAATAATCGCAAATTTTATTTCAAATGATTGGTTTTGAGTGTCAATCCCATAAATTAGGACGCAAAAGAAGATAACCTTTTCAGTTAAAAATTCTCCGTGAAAAATTTGTTATAGCAAATATACTTCACTTACTTTGTGATGTGATTATAAAACAATCATGACTGGAAGTCAAGAATAACAGAGCTATGACACAGCAAGAATTTGAACAGAGGACGGGATTTATAACTACCCCTGAACTCTATGCAGAGATTGAAGCCGAATATATGGCGAGCGAACTCGATAAGGATAAGTTCTGCAAGGTATGGATTAAGCAGGGTGGCATCGAAGAGATGAGCAACCGGATGAGAGGGCAAATCCTTACGCTTCGGCTGGAACTCGCAGAAGAACGCCGCAAAAGAAATGCAGAACGTGATCACGCAGACAAAGAACAGATTGCAGCACTCACACAGGCAAACTCGTATGCAAAAGAATTAGCCCGAATTTTTAATATCAAACTGGGTAGCAATGAGATGCGGGTAATGTTGGACAAACTGATTGCCGAGTACAAATAATGGCTATGACACAGATAATTGAAGCGGCATATATGGCAGGGTTCGAGCCAAGCTCGGACAACCTGCCCGCCGAGGAACTCTACAATGAAGCCCTCGCATATCTCACGGATTTGACAATTCATTAACAACCAAAAAATAACAGAAATGGAAACAGCAATGACAACGCAGCAAGGTTTGAACGAAGTTGTAATCAACAAGGTTCAACGCATGATCGAAAACAAGGCCGTAGGCGTACAGGCCACAATGGAACGCCTTGTAAACGAGGGAAAAATCGCACAGGACTATATCGCCCCTATCGGAGTAGAACTGCGCCGGAACGACCACTCACCGATAATCACGTTCAGCGGAAACGGGCACGTCCTGATGAATATGCAAAGCGGGCAATACTCCCTCCACGACAACGCTATCGGACAGTTAGCCGATAAAATGGGTATTCCCTCCCGTTATCTTCGGCAGCTTGCCTCCGGCGACGAATGGCAACGACAACTCGCCGCAACGGTTCTGAACGAACATAGCGGTTGGACGCAGCGCACACGGGTTCTTATCCGCACGGTCGGCCAACAGGTGCGAGGCGTGTTGAGCGACAGTTACCGCCGGTTAAACAGCGTTGAAATCCTTACTGCTTTCGTACAGGAAGCAAGCCAGCAGGGGGCTGTTATCGCCGACGCCTATATGAGCGACACGAAAGTATGGGCGGAAACGATACTGCCGCAGCCCATCGTTGTTCCGACGGTAAAGAACGGCGAGGTGGTGATTTTCGCAGGGGCGAGGTTCAGCACCTCCGACTATGGCGACGGAGCGGTTGATATGCGGGCATTTCTGCTCAACGGGGCTTGCCTTAATGGTATGGTTCGGGAGAGCGTGATGAAGCAGGTACACCTCGGCTCCCGTCTCCCTGATAACCTGCAACTCTCCAACCGTACCTACGAACTCGACACCCGCACGACGGTTTCCGCAGTTCGAGACCTGACGAGGGGCTTGTTCAGCAAGGACAATATCATGCAAAAGGCTATCGAGATTCAGGGGGCAGCCGAAATCGACGTAGACTTCGACCAAGAACTGAAACGGCTGGTAAAAGCCGGTTCGTTGCTGAAATCGGAGGGTGAGAGCGTTGAAAAAATCCTCATGCGTAACGACCCCGACGACGGAGTACAGGGCGGGGCAACCCTTTGGAAGCTGACGCAGGCTATCACGGCACACGCAAGGGAACTCGAACCCCGCCGCAGCCGAGAATTACACGAGATTTCGGGGGCTTTGCTCAATCGTGTAAAAGTAACCGCATAAACAATAACCGCCCGCCATTCGGCTTGAAAGGGTGTGAATGGCGGGCTGCTTAAAACCAACGAAACATGAAAAGGACAGATTTGAAATTTATCGGCATCGATAGCTGGGACAGGCCGGTTTACCAAGACCCCAACGGACAGTTGTGGAAAGACACCACGCTGGGAAGTGATACGCCCTCTTTCGCTTCCGCCTGTAATAACGAGTTCGAGGGAGAGCCGGATATGCCTATCGAAATGACATATCCCGATTTTGAGTAGTTATGGCACGCCGAAACCCCGCCATAATGCACAAAGCAATGAATTACGGCGGAGTTTCGGCGTTTCAATACCCCATAGTAGAGTAAAGTAAAGGAGAGTAAAGTAGAAATATAAAATACCCTTACGGGTATTCGTTGAAATCGCCTGATGATTTCAGGCAAAAAAGGGAACTTATGGCAAAAAGAAATTTTATACCGTCCTTGTTCGGTACGTGTTCAGTGGCGAGTTCAAAATCAAGGACGACAGCAGAGCGCAGGGAGAAGAATATGCCGAGAAACATTGCGGGCTGGTTTTCGGAGGCGTCAGTCATTCATCGGTATCGAAAGGAGGGCTGCAATGGGTGAGTTGGAGTTTATCTATCGTGTGGCCTTCAATGAACCTCCCCTTGAAAACGATGACAGTTGGGAGTTTTACTTTACCTCCTTGTCTGCGATATACGAGAAGTTCACGCCAGAACAGGTAGGCTGCAAAGTGTCCCGTTTGTGGAACCTGAAAATCACCCCTGATAATCCGTATAATGGGCGCCGGTGTCGTATCACGAAAGAACCCGTGCTGCGGAAAAAGCGGAAGTGAAAGCTATTCTTATACGATTATTTCTTCACTTTTTTTGTGAAGATGCAGAATTATGCTTATCTTTGCCATTGTAAAAACGAATTATATGGAAGTCATTTTTGACAAAGAATACTTGCAAGTGATGTATGAAACGGGGCAATGTCCCGACAAGAAGCACCGTTATCAACCTGGCGTTATTCGCAAGTATGGCGACATTATAAACCTTATGAAACGAACTCCTAATGTTATGGGGCTATGTCAATATAACTCGTTGAGATACGAAAAGTTAAGAGGAAACAAGGGAGGGCTATCTTCTGTAAGAGTAAATGACCAATATCGTATCGAATTTGAAGAACGTTCCAAAGACGGCGAGGTTATTGCGACGATATGCAATATAACGGATTTGTCAAACCATTATAAGAAATAGATTATGATTGAGGTGCAAGGGATTGATCCTAAGATGATCGCCAATAATATAGAATCCGCCTATCCGACGCATCCGGGTTCGATATTGAAAGACGAGATAGAATACCGGGGAATAACGCAGCATAAGTTATCCCAAGAAATGGGTATTCCGTATTCGGCGCTTAACGAGATTCTAAATGGCCGCCGTCCTTTGACGGAGAAAACGGCGTTGCTTTTCGAGGCGGTTTTAGGTGTTGATGCAGAACCGTTGCTTGGTCTGCAAATGGATTACAACCTTCGCAAAATGCGTAAGGATGGTTCTTTTACGGAGAAATTGGCTCAACTGCGTAAGGTGGCGGCCATGCTCTGAGACGGATAACCCGAAAACAGCCTGATTAAGCCCTTGATTTCTTCCGGACGATACTTTAGTCGTGTGCCCGGGAAAAGGGTGCAAATCGCAAATAATCGCGCTTTAATCGGGTGTTTTGATTGAGTGTGTCTTTTGTTTAAAAAGTAGATAGTATGCACAGCGGACAAGGCTTTACCCTTACGGGTATGGCGCATGAAACAAGGCGGTGGGATGCGTGTGGCTGACCAGCATACTTTTTAAACTGTTGTTGCTATGAAGTATTTTGTTGATTATGACCGAGCGTGCGTTTTCAGACAGTCAGAGAATGGTATAGCATGGGGAAAGCTATACGACTATGATAATCGTACAGTGACGGAGGAGCGTTATTTGGGTGAACTTCCCCTCTTTGGTCCCGGATCTGTAATCTTGCATGAAGAAAATGGCGTCGGAGGATTAAACTCTGAAATATCAGAAAGGGAATACGACGGATTTGGTGTCACATGGGCAATAAATCCGTGCGGACAGGTAAGAGTATCGCTTATCTAAAATGCTTATAATATTCCTCTGATTTTCGGGCTATCTCTTTCGCCTCCTTGCTTGCAGGGTCAAGAACTCGCCATCGCTCGTAATATTCGTGGCCTAACCCTCCTTCCATTTTCGTTTCCTTGTGAATCGCGTTCCATACGTCAATTCCCAAAATACGTTTAGCATCTTCGGGTTTTTCTTTGGCGTATATCATTGGGGGCGTATTCACTTGTATTTCTCCGACAACGCCGTTTGACATTTTAAAATTCGCGATTTTACCACTGTATCCCAAATACTTCCCGGGTAATTGATTTTTCCACATACAGCACGATCGAAAGTCAATCAATTCTTCAAAAATAGCATCTATTTGAGCCGATTCAGCAATAATTGTTGTTCGGACGGCGTCCTTTAAATCTGACGGCGCAAAATCGGGTGTAAGCGGATGCTGTCGTTCCAACTTGACCTTTCGCATAATACTGGCTTTGCTTTTGTAGTTGATCGGCGTACATACGGCTCCGTATTTTAATGCTATGCTTTCTGCCAAATCTTGTACCGTGTCGCCTACCTGCCGGGCCGAAGTCATAAGTCGCACACTATCTCGGCTCAAAAGCACATCGGCCCCGATATAATTCCGATTGTCGCTCAGAAAATAGGGTAGCGATTTAGCCCTCGACGCGCGCTCCTCGTTATCGGTGATCCACGTTTTGAAATTATCCGGAACGTCGGACACTTTGTTTACGCTTTTGTCGGTTAGGGGTTGTCCCGCCATTATCCGCTCGTTATCCTCCGTTATCTCATCAAGTGTTTTGAGGATCGTTACGGCATGACAACGGCAGTAGGGATGCCAGCCAGTGAACTTGAAATCCTTAGGATAGCGTCCGGCCAAATCGTCGCAAATGTCGGTAAATGCTCTCCCGTTGAGTGTGTGGTTATTCGACAATTTGATTTCGATACCTACCACGAAATCGAGTTGTTGCCAGCGTGTATAGTCGGCAGTCCGATAGGCGATATTGGTTTCGGTCGCTGCTAAACGGTGGGCATTTTTGTACGACGAGCGATAAACACCTTGCCCAGGGTGATACGCTGCCGCCCGTTGTGAGAGGTGAAGTTGCCCATGCTCGTCCCGTACACGGCGGAATAGGTTGTCGGGATGCTGGAGGTATTGTCGGAGTGTCCGGCTCATTTCATCGGCTGAAAGCCCGTCCCGCAGGCCGAGATCGATGCCCATTTCTATCTCCGTTTTGAATTGTTCTGTGTACTGCCATACCCTGTCGGACAATTTCAGCCCACCGATTTTGCGTTCCGTGAACGCTTTGCGGGCATTATCGTTGGGGTTGTAATATCGGCGAACCTGTTCCGGCGATAGCCTTGTGGCGTAATCTCCGAATACGACGTTGCACAGCTCGTTATTTTTGTTGTTCGCCAACGTCCACTCTGCCTTGATTCCGTTCAGTATAACCGTCGATATGCTCGTTTCCAGCGTGTATAACAGCTTTTCGATACGAGCCTTTGTACTTGGGTAGTTGGCGAACGAAAATGGCTTGTCGGTGTTGAAATGGGGTACAGATGTTCCGATAGCGGCAGCCTCACGCACGGCAGACCGATAAATAGCTTCAATCTGCCGTGCATAATACTCCATATCTTTCAGGTGTTTACTTTCCCATTTGTTCAATTGTGGCATTGTTCCTCAATTCAAAATTTTCACACTGTACATCATCCAGAAATTTCGAAAACTTCCCCTCTCTGTAGTGCTGGCAGCGGCACATAAACAGTTTGCCCCGCCAATTCTTTTCGTGCCAATCGTAACTATGGATGCAGTCCCGACACGAATACCTCGGTCGTTCTCGCTGTTGTGGCTTTTTCCTCGCTGCGGCCATTGTTATTCCTCCTCTATGCGGTCGGGGGCGGGCATTTCCGCCAACCGTATTGCTTTTATGGTTTCACGTCCCTCCAAAATCGCTTTGCACAGGCGGTGATAACCGTCGGCAATCTGCCCGTAATCATCGAGTATGATAGGGTAGGACAAAGAGCAATCCTGCACTCGCTTACATTGGAAAATGAATTGCGAGAGGTTATCCGCCGAGAATGCTTTGTCGGACAGATCCACCGCCCACAGCGGGAGGTCTCGGACTTCGTAGCCTTTGGCCTTTGCAAACAGGTATAGCGATTCAGCTCTCCAAACCTTGTTGCCTCTGACAAATTCGCTTTCCCCGAATGTCATTTGTGATATGCGTACTTTCGTCATGGGACTATTCGGTTAAATGGAACGCATCGACGGTTTTTTCTTCGACGAGTTCCTGCATCGTTTTATCAACGTCATTGCTCCAGCCGAGCATTTCGACGCTTTGCCGCTGTGAAATGATAGGTTTGCCTCCGTTGGCCGTTGTAAGGTTCGTGATGGTATCCTTTTCGTCGGTAATCGTGAACGGTGTTATCTTCATTTCCACTTGCAGGCTGTCCACGTCTTTCCATTGTTTTTCGGGCAACATCGTTTTGAGGAACGCTTTGACGACGTTCATTTCACGGTCGAGGAATTCCGCTAACCTCCCGCTCTCGTCCTTGACTTTGAGTTGGGCATCGATGAATAGCTGCTTGCGGCTTTCGCCCGACATAGGGTTGGATTTCATACTCTCGTAACTCCAATCCGGCAGTTGCAACTGCGTGAAGAACGATTGCCGGAGTTCGGTAACAAAGAATTTCAGATTTTCAACCGCCTGATCCCAGGTGATATACCCCGCAGAAGAACCTTTCGGATATTGGAGGACGCTTCTGAACTCCTTGTTTTCGGGTTGTTCCTCGCCGAATTGTATTTCTTCGTCCGCAAACACGCAGAATACAGGTTTACTGTTCTTGCGGAGGTAATTACCGTTACGGCTCAACGCCCATTCAATCTCGAACACGATTTTCGAGGTGTCCTCCCAAATGGGGGTCGGGCGGAACATATACACCCCGGGGATTTTGCCGAGGGTAATATCCTCGTCCTCGATAAGCTGCCAGCCGTTGTTCTCGTTAGACCATTTCAGATGCTGGCTGTCGGTATAGGTGTCGAAGTACGAAACGGTTTTGCCGAGTTTCTTTCGGGTGTAGCCCACCGATAGAGCAATCATATCGCCGTACTCATCGAACAACGGGTACAGTTCGTCCCCCTGCATCGGTGAGTAGTTTTTGCATCGCAGTTTCAGCGGGCTATGGAATCCGTAAAGGTCATGCCGTTGCTCGACAGCGTACCACAGCGTCATAACCTCGCAACCGGCGAACAGCATATTACTCCGTTCGATGTTCACGCTGTCGATGCGGTTCCGCTCGTAGATTGCTTCCAACATTTTGGCGACTTTCTGCTCCCCGTCGTTATTGGGTTTATAGATGCGCTTGACAGGTATGCCGAAGCATAGTTCCGTCATACGTTTTACAGCCAACCGTTGCAGGTCGTATGTGATACGGGTAACGTAGTCGATAGAGCCGTCCTCGTTCACAATGTCGGGGTATTTGGCTTTGTTCATCACAGGATGTCGCTTGGGGTCGTATTCGTGTATCAATCCCCAGCGTCCTGTCCACGGCTGCACGTAAACGGCCTTTTCTTTCAGGTCGGAAATAATCTCTGTCACCGGCCTGTTCTTGTCGATGATTTCTTGTATTGTTGCCATGTCTGCTTGTATTATAATCATGTTGTTTGCAAAAATTAGTACACAGCCCGTGCGATACGTTTTTTGTCCACCGGACGTCTGATGACAATCGGATAGAACGTGTTGGCCAGCGCATCGAATTTGTCGGTAGAGCGTCCGAGCCGTTTTTTGATGTCCTCTTTGGGTTCGATGACTATTTTGCCGTCGGAGCGAAATGACCACCGAATTTCGGTTGCCTCCTCTGAAAATTCTTCATCCGGAGGCAACATGGCTCCCGTGTTGTTTTTCGGATTGAGCCAATCCCGTATGCACCAAAACAGGTATGCCCGCATATTGAGGAACTTGTATTGCCCCGTAATGTCGGTCAGTTCTTTATCACGGGCTTTTGCTCCCTCGCTGTACTTGCAACTGATGATGTACGGATTTTGGGGGTTGCTCTCCAATTCGACAGCCCGTGCATAGACACCCGCACCCTCGCCGATTGTGTCGATGCTGACGAACGATGTAGGGTATTGGTGGCGGTGATTGATGATGTCGCCCGCAACCCGCATGTGGTCTGCCGTGCCGCCCGAATTGTGCTTTTTGAACGGAGCAACCCAATTCTCGATACGGTTACAATAGACTGTTGCGTCCCGTCCCATTCCAGCCACATCGACACCGAGCCAATTTGTTCCCGTGTGTTCCCCCTTGTATTTCCGCCAGCGTTCCTGTGCTGCCTCAATCCATTGCATCGGAATAAGCACATCATCGGCCACTTTCGGAAATTTGCCGAGAACCTTTTTGCGGAACAGGTCTTCGGGACGATACCATTTTCCCTCGAAGCAGAAGTCGTCGAGTTCTTCCTGCACCTCCGATTTGTCGATACGGGTACACCATTGTTCGAGTTTATCGACAACCCATTCGTAATCGACCTGTCCGGGGATGATGATTTTATGTGCAATGACGTTCGGAGCAGTCAGGCTGTTCAGCCGGAATTTCGTCCAGCGTTCCCCTCGTTGGCTGCGGGCAGCATATCCGATAGGAGTGTTGGTGTTGAATACCAGCAAAATACGGCTGTTGCCTTGCAGGTTTCCCTCAATCGCTTCAAATGTGTTGTCGCTGATACCGGACGCCTCCGTGATGACGAACATCGTATTTACAGCGTGAAAGCCCGACCACGCCTCGTGATTGTTCTCGTCGGCCTTGAATCCTGTTAAGAACCATTCATCGCTGTCCGTGCGAATGTCATAGGCGTTCAATCTGCCGGGAAGTACGATACCTCGTGATTTCGCCCTGTTGTAGAGCCGTGAAATTTCTGGCATCATAATGTTCTTCACCTGCCTATCGGTCGGTGCGGTGAGGGCGACTTTCGTGTTCTCTATGAGTTGGCGTTGGGTGTTCCAACGTGGTGTCAGGTACAGAAACGATATGGCGGCGCAGGCGGCGACGAAATCTTTACCACGAGCCGTGCCGGAGGCAACAGACGTGCGAGGATTGAATTGGACGCTGGACAAAATCTCCTGCTGCTCCCTGTCGAGGGTAACGCCGAGACCATCCCGGACAAACCGGTTCCAATCCTCTCTCCACGAACGCACCAAGTCGATGCCCCGCTGCCGTAATATGTCGTTATTTCTGCTCATTGTCGTCCACGATGCCGCTCTCTATTAGGAACGCCGCAAAACTCATATCACCCGAAATATCTTTCTTCTCGGGGGCGTACAGGCCGAGCAACTTCCGGCGTTCTGCAAGCTGCTGTCTGATTTCCGCAATGTATGACGGGTCGCCGAGGCGTGTTACTTCGGTTTCCGTGCGTTCGGTTTGGTAGGTGCGAATAGAGGTCGCCCCCGTTTGTTTGTCCCGTGTCGGCGAGCCTTTCTGCTTGCGGGCGGTTTTGGTGTAGTCGGTTTTCGACTTTTCCCATTGTTCCCACAGTTCTCGGCAGGTTTCGTCGATACGTTCCAATTCGAGTTGTAAGGCCAAATCCATGTTCTCCAAGCGGCTTTCCCGCCACTCTTTGAGGAGTGTTTGGATGTCCCGATTTACGGTGGCCGTCGAATAGGTTTCCAGCCCGAGGCGTTTCATTACTTCGGACTGGATTTTCCGTATGCTGTAACCTCGTTTGTAGAGTTGCGCCACTATTTCGAGGCGGGATAACTTCAACTGCCGACGCTTTCTCTGTTGTGCCTCGCTCATTTTACAACTCTTTTGTCATTTCCAAAAAACGCTGGTAATATTCGAGGTTGCAGCTCGACAACTCAATATACGATTTGCCATACTCCGGAAAGGTGTGTACGGCAAAATGGCTTTCCGAGAGCAACCACAAGGCCGTATATCCTTGCGGCTCGAAATGGTGGGCTGTAAAGCGGAGGATATTGAATCCTGCTTTGCGTAATAGCGCATCGAAATGCTCCCTAATCTTCTGCGGGTTCGTCTCCGCTATCCATTCTGAAAAGTTCCAAATCTTCGCTTGCATATTCGATTTTTTTGTAGTTATTCTTGATTTCCTTTGTGTTGCCTTTGTAGAATACGAGGATATTTTGGTGCATTTTGGCAACCTTGCGGCTCTCCATATAGCGGGCTGCACGGAGGGCTGTGCTGGCTCCCGTTTCAATGAGGATAAGTTCGTTATACAGGGCGGCTCCGTTTTCTTTGAAGATGCGTTTCATGTCGTCGATGAAATTGTAGTAGAAGCCAGTTTTCTTATCCCGAACGTCTCCGACAACAATAACCGCAAACCGGTTCTCCTTCAGACAGCTGAGGGCGGATCTGAAAGCGTTTGTCAGAATCGCAAGGAACTCTTCGTATGTTCCCTGATTGGACGCATCGTTTTCGAGGTCGGAATATTTTTCGAGGTCATAGTACGGCGGGCAGCTAAACAGCAAATCCATACTGTTCGGCTCAATGTGTTGGCCGACGTTTTGCCCGTCGTCACAGATATATCGTGCGGACATACCCTTGACACGTTCGTTGTTGAGTTGAGCCTGTTCCGGCCGGAGTTCGATGCCGGTAAACTCGTTTCCAAGGTAGGCCGATACATATCCGAATACGCTATCGCCAGCGAAACAGTCAAACGTCTTGCATTTTTCCAGCCCGAACCAACGACAGACAAGTTCAGCCATAACAGGGTCGAGCAATGATACGCCCGCCGACAGCACTTTGGCCGCCTCCCGCTCTTTGACTTCCTCCGGCACATATTTGTCGAGGTATTCTTTGAACGACAGGCCGAACGATTCTCGATGTTCCCGTGTCTTTTGATAGATGTCCTTGTACTTTATTTCGGGGCTTGTTATCAGCGTATCGTTACGGCTTTCGCCCATATCCCCAATAAGTTCCCGCCACACCTTTTTACGGGCTTGCCAATAGCCTTTGCGGGTGTCGAGGATAGAGAACGGCGGAATAACGAAACGGTCGGTCAGGGAACCGTTGGCGGGCTTGCTACTTTCACTACTGCCGTTGCTATCGCCGTTGTTGTCGGACTGCCATACGTCCAGCCCCCAATCTTCGAGGTCTGCCGCCTCCCAATCGTTCGCCAGCATATCGTAGTCCCACTCACCGTAGCCCACGTTATCTTTGATGATGAACTCCTTTTGTTCGGCATCCGATAGGTCGGAGACTCGAATAACGGGGGTGGTCGGGCTGTCTTGCCAACGCTCCCAATAAGAGATTAAAACCTCTTTTTCGGCCTCGGTCTTTTTCTGAAAATCTCGGATGTCGCACAGCCTGGCTTTCAGGTCGTCGAAAGGCATCCCGGCGATGAACGTCAATGCCCGATAGCGCATATTACCACCGAGGGAAACGAACGTGTCGTCTACCACGATAGGGCGGAGTTCCAACATCTTCGGCAGTACGAGTATGCTGTTGATGAGTTTGTCAAACTTGTCGTCCGTGATGATACGAGGATTCGCTCCGTTTACCTGTACCTGCGAGAGTTTTACTGTTTCTGTTGTCATAGTAATTGGAAAATTTGTTTCGCTTTAGCTGTGTCGAGTTTATGTGTCGGGGCGAACTTGTAAATCTGTTGATGTGCGCACGGGCGTAGTTTTTCTTTCGCTGCTTCAAGCCCCTTTATTCCGATAGCTGCCCCCATATTCGCATATACAACAGGTAGGGTGGAGTTGTGCGCTATCTCGCAATCGAGCCAATGCATTGCTGCATTAACATCATTCAGCGGGCTTTCATAATTTCTTGCCCCCATAACGAATACCCAATGTTTCGGGGATAGTTGCTCTATCACGCTGACGCACTCCAGACGCCTATCTACAACGATATTATGGATATACACACTCGGCTGGTTTTGTATGGATAACAGACGGCGAAAATGAGGACTTTGCGAACATTGTTGTGCCCTATCCCGTGTGGAGTGATTGTGTCTATCCCAAGCATATATTAATGCGCCCATATCGGGGTGTAGTTCTATCGTATGTTCAAAAGTCGTGAGGTTCGTTATCCTACGCATTGCCCGACGGAAATTATGAAACTTGCCGCCTTGACATTTGTATATTTCGTTGGCGTTGTAGATGTACTCTACATTGCCCGCAATTGGGGTACACATCTTTTCGGAGATTCCGTAACGACGCATATCCTCTTTACAGAGCTTCAATGAACAACCTGCCCGTCGAGCTGCCTGTATAACGGTTATCTCGTCCTTCCTATCACCCGTAAGACTGATAGGGGCTATATGCAACATAACGGAGTAGTTTCCCATAATGCTGCTACGCTTAAATATCGCAAGGGTTTTATGACTGTTGTTTTTGTATACTTTCCAATAGAAACCGCCCGCCATAATCATTTGCAGGACGCTTTGATAGTACACGGGATAGACATACTGCTTTGCTCTTTGCGCATAAAACGGAGCAAAAAGGTTGAAACATTCGGGTGACACTTTTCGTACTCCCGACAGAAATTCGTATGTTGGATTAATTGTCATTTCTACTTCTGTTCCCTAATTCTATTCTCACACCTTATTTTTGATACTCGCCGAACAGTCCCCAGTGGCGCATAGACGCATAAAACGGATGGGGACGATCGATACAAATTCTGAAAATTTTATCATCCCTATAAATTTGTTAGCTTCGACAAAATTAGCCAATATGATTATATTACAATCATTTTTTGGGTGAAAAAATGAGTTTTTAGACTGAAATCGCCTGTTTTATCAATTCCAGCGTCTTCAACCGGCATAGGTCGTCGGGTGTTACTCTGAATATTCGCCAGCCGAGCAATGTCCCTGCATTGTACTTTTCAATGTCACCGAGAAACCCTTGCGGGCGTGTATGCCGTCCGCCCGTCCACACGCCGCCCTCTACTTCGAGGGCTATTTTATGGTCGGGTATCGCATAATCGAACCGCCATTTGCGGGTTGGGTGGAATATGTACTCTTTGACGACTTCTATTTTGAGATCGCTTTTGCAGATAGCCGTGAATATATCTATTTTCGGCTGTTTCGGCGGCTTCTGTGCCTTTCTTTTGGGCTTGTCGGGTGTTTGCTTATCTGTTGTCATATCGTTTGAATTTGGGGCTATTTTGGGGCAAGACAACAAAACGGGGATTGCTCCCCGAATTGTGCCGTGCTGGGAACCGCCCGATGTTAGAACGGGAGGTCGTCAGGGTCTTCCATTGCCTCCGCTGCATTGGTAGTCTGTGTTACTCCCATTTGCCGCTGTTGGCTTTCGATAGGTTTCAACGCTCCGAATATGGGCTGCGCCATACGTTCATCCTCGCTCATGGCTTGGTAGACCTCTTTCGAGAGGCTTTGTTTGAGGACGTGCGTATCGCCGTACCGCTGTTCCCGCATTTCGACGGCTGTGAGGTTCAGATATACGCCTTTTTCTCCGAGGTAAACCCCGCTGTCGTCGATAGGGATAACCAAGCAGCGTTTCGTGGCGGCTTTGCCTTTGAGGTTGGTTACGAAACTGTTTTTCAGTTTCAGGAGGTCGATTTTAATTCCGTAGTTTGCCATAATTTGGTGATTTATAAAGCGTTTTCTTTATTTGCGTTTCGTTTTGGTTATGCAACCGCCCGCATCGGCCTGATGTCGTCCTCAATCAGTCGGGTGCAAAGAGCCTCGCAGAGTACCCGTGCTATATTGACTTCCACTGCGTTACCTATGAATTTCTTTTGGTCTGCCTGTGTCCCGATCAGAACATAGTCGTCTGGAAAGCCCATAATCCGCTTTAATTCGGGGATACGGAGCATCCGCATCTTGATGTCGATGATGCCATATAACGCCATGAATCGCTTGATTTTTGCCATAACCGGACTATCGTAGA